TAAATACTGATTCAACTTTAAAAGGCCAAACAGTATTTTTAGCTGAACGTTGTGCTGAATTAATGCATGATAATATTATTACTGATAGAACAATAATAGATGTAATGTCATTTACACAAAATGCTAAATCTATACCTTACCAAGATAAAGATAAATTTGTAGAATATGCGAAAGAATTTATTAGAGAATATGATTATATTTTTTATATTTCTCCTGATGGCTTGCCTATTGAAGATAATGGAGTACGTGAAACAGATGAACACTATAGAGATGTTATAGATTTTACTATTATGAGTTTTATTAAAAAATATGCATATATGATGAAAAATGTAGAAACTATAAAAGGTACTACAGAAGAGCGAATTGAACAAATGTTAAATGTTATTAATTCTTAACATATTTATAATAAAATTTAATTACAATGAAAAAATCTGAATTAAAAGAATTTATTAAAGAAAATATAATTGAGACTTTATCTGAAGCTACAATTGAAACATCCCCTGAGAATATAGCAAAAGTTAAAGCTGTTGCTAAGGATGATGATATCATTAAAGTAGTTGAAATGGATGATGATGATGATACTGATGCTGTTAAAGGTGCTATGGGTGCAAGAGGTAAATTTAAAAAATTAGATTTAGCCGTTAAAGCGTTAAAAAATATAGAAACTGAAATGAAATCATTAGCTAGAAAATACAGTAAAGCTGATGACACTGAAAAAGAAAAAATTAAGGATGTTTTAAGAGACAAAACACCTAAAAAAAAGGAGTTAGAATCCTTAGTTGCTAAATTAGAAAAAGATGCAATCTAAAGAAAGAATATTTTACATTGCTAAAATATTAGTATTAATTACTATTATTATTTGGTTTTTACTTGATAAGGATGAAGTATACGTAGATCAATATCAGGATCAGATTAATGCATTAAATTCAAAAATTGATTCTCTCCATACTATTAATGATGATCTTGTTTTTAAAATTGATACTTTAAATAACAAAATTGTTACTTTAGATAATGAAATTAATAAACAAGATAAACAAATTTTCACACTTAAAAAGAAAACAAATGAAAAAATTAAGCGTGTTGATCTTTTTAATGATGATGAGCTTGAAAGGTTTTTCACAGAACGTTATCGATACTACATCGATTCAGCTGAAAAAACCGATAGCACGTCTAGTAATTAAAGATCTGATAAAAGGTGATGGAGCTAATAATGAATTAGCTTTAAATATAAAAAAAATAAGTCTATTAGAGAATAAAGTATCTTTAAAAGATAGTGTTATATTGTCATTAAATGAACAAGTAGGTAATTTCGATAATATTTTATTATCAAAATCAAACCAATTGTCACTATCCCAAGAATTATCTAAAAGGTTAGAAAAAGATTTAAAAAAACAAAAATTTAAAACTAAATTAATGGGTGGTGTTGGTATAGTAGCAGTTCTAGCTGTAGCAATATTAGCAAAATAAATATGGCTGACTTAAAAAAAGTAATAAGGCAAGAATATTTAAAATGTGCTCAAGATCCAACACATTTTATGCGTAAGTACTGTTATATACAGCACCCACAAAGGGGGCGTATACAATTTAATTTATATCCATTTCAAGATAAAGTACTAACATTATGGAGAGATAACCCTTATTCTATAGTTTTAAAATCTAGGCAATTAGGAATTTCTACCTTATCTGCTGGTTATTCTTTATGGTTAATGACATTCCATAAAGATAAAAATATTCTTTGTATTGCAACTAAACAAGAGACAGCTAAAAACATGGTTACTAAGGTAAAATTTATGTATGAAAATTTACCTTCATGGCTTAAAATAAATGCAGCTGAAAATAACAAATTAAATTTAAGGCTTGATAACGGTTCTCAAATTAAAGCAACATCAGCAAGTAGTGATGCAGGTAGATCAGAAGCAGTATCTTTATTGTTAATTGATGAGGCAGCTTTTATTGATAATATAGGTGAAATATGGGCATCAGCTCAACAAACTCTAGCTACAGGTGGTGGTTGTATTGCTTTAAGTACACCTTATGGTACAGGTAATTGGTTTCACCAAACATGGACAAGGGCGGAAGCTACAGAAAATGATTTTTTACCTATTAAATTACCTTGGTATGTTCATCCTGAAAGAGATGAAGCATGGAGAAAAAAACAAGATGAATTATTAGGTGATCCTAGAATGGCTGCTCAAGAATGTGATTGTGATTTTAGTACTTCTGGTGATATTGTATTTTATAATGAATATATGGAATACTATGAAAAATCTTTTATTAAAGACCCTTTAGAAAGAAGAGGGGTAGATCAAAATTTATGGGTTTGGGAAACCCCAGACTATACAAGATCTTATATTGTAGTAGCTGATGTTTCTAGAGGAGATGGAAAAGATTATTCTGCATTTCATGTTATTGATGTAGAAAATAATGTTCAAGTAGCAGAATATAAAGGACAAATTAATACAAAAGATTATGGGCATTTATTAGTTGGTATTGCTTCAGAATATAATGAAGCTATGTTAATTATAGAAAATGCTAATGTTGGTTGGGCAACAATACAAGTTGCGATTGATAGAAATTATCAAAATTTATATTATTCACAAAAAAGTGACCAACCAAACGTTAATTCATATTTTGACAAATATCAAGATCATTCAAAAATGGTTCCTGGTTTTACTATGTCTTCAAGAACTAGACCTATGGTTATAGGTAAATTTCAAGAATACATTAGTGATCAAGGAGTTACTATTCAATCTAAAAGATTAATAGAAGAAATGAAAACTTTTATTTGGAGAAATGGAAGACCAGAAGCTCAATCAGGTTACAATGATGATTTAGTTATGGCATTTGGTATCGCTATGTATATTAGAGATACCGCATTAAAGTTTAGACAAAGAGGAATAGATATAACAAAACAAGCCTTAAATAATATGGGCGTTAGTCGAACTCAATACCAAGGTGGTTACGGGTTTTCAAAAGGTGTTGATAATCCTTATCACATTAAAACAGATAAGGGCAAAGAAGACATTGGATGGCTCTTAAGGTAATATTTATAACAATAATTATATATTAAATGGCAGATACAAGCGTATTTTCAAGATTAAGAAGATTATTTTCAACTGATGTTATTATTCGTAATGTTGGAGGAAATCAAATTAAAACCATAGATACTGATCACATACAAAGTAGTGGTAAGTATGAAACAAATGCATTAGTAGATAGATTCAATAGAATTTATACTACACAACCTTCTTCATTATATGGTGCTCAATTTAACTTAAATTATCAATATTTAAGAACAACTTTATATTCAGAATATGATGTAATGGATCAAGATGCTATTATAGCATCAGCACTAGATATTCTATCAGATGAATCTACACTTAAAAATGATATGGGTGAAGTGCTTCAAATTAGAAGTTCTAATGAAGATATACAAAAAATACTTTATAATTTATTTTATGATGTTTTAAATGTAGAATTTAATTTATGGATGTGGATTCGCCAAATGTGTAAGTATGGTGATTTTTTCTTAAAATTAGAAATAGCTGAAAAATTTGGAGTTTATAATGTAATCCCTTATACAGCATATCACATTGAAAGAATAGAAGGACAAAACCCAGATAACCCATCAGAAATAAAATATAGATGGAATCCTGAAGGTTTTGCTGGTAGTTCTTATGGTTATTACAGTGTACCAAATCAAACAGATAATGATAACACAGGTATAACTTATGATAATTATGAAATGGCTCATTTTAGAATGGTTACAGATGTAAATTATCTTCCTTATGGTAGAGCTTATATTGAACCCGCTAGAAAATTATTTAAACAATATACTTTAATGGAGGATGCAATGTTAATTCATAGAATTGCTCGTGCACCAGAAAAAAGAATATTTTATGTAAATGTTGGAGCTATACCTCCAAACGAAGTAGAAGCATTTATGCAAAAAACTATATCAAATATGAAACGTACTCCTTATATGGATGAAAAAACGGGTGAGTATAATTTAAGATATAATATGCAAAATATGTTAGAAGACTTTTACATACCAGTAAGAGGAAATGACAATGCAACTAAAATTGATACAACACCAGGTTTATCATATGATGGTATTCAAGATGTTGAGTATTTAAGAGATAAATTATTTGCTGCGTTAAAAATACCAAAAGCATTTTTAGGATATGATGAAAATATAGAAGGTAAGGCTACACTAGCAGCAGAAGATATTAGATTTGCACGTACAATTGATAGAATACAAAGAATTATATTATCTGAATTAAATAAAATTGCACTAGTTCACCTATATACCCAAGGCTATACAGCTGAAAGTATGACAAATTTTGAATTATCAATGACTACTCCATCGATAATTTATGATCAAGAAAGAATTGAATTACTTAAATCTAAAGCTGAATTAGCTGGTACTTTATTAGAACAAGGTTTAGTTCCATCTGATTGGATTTACCATAACATTTATCACTTTAGTGAAGACCAATATGATGAGTATAGAGATTTAGCTAGAGAAGATGCTAAACGTCAATTTAGATTAGACCAAATAAAAGCAGAAGGTAATGATCCAGTTACTACTGGTAAATCATATGGTACTCCTCATGATTTAGCTTCATTATATGGTAAAGGTAGAATGTATTCTGACCCAGGTAATGTACCTGATGGTTATAAAGATGATAATCCTAAAGCAGGCCGACCAGTTGATAGCATTACTAATAGGGGTAAACAAGATAATAATTTTGGTAAAGATCCACTAGGAGTTAAAAGAATGAAAGACACTGATAAAAATGAAGGCAGTAGACCATTATCAGAATTTGAAAGTCCTCACGTTACTTATTTAAAGAATAAAGACATTTTTAAATCAATGAACGAGAAAAAGTTGATCTTTGAAGAAGACAAAGACGACTCTAAACTATTAGATGACTCTCAGTTGAAGAGTAACTAATTTATACATATTTATAAATAAATATATTTTTAATGAAAATAAAACATTCTAAGTATAAAAACACTGGTATATTATTTGAATTACTAGTTAGGCAAATAACAGCTGATACTTTAAAAGGTGATGATTCTCCGGCAATCGATTTACTAAAAAATTACTTTGTAAAAACGGGATTGGGTAGAGAATACAAGTTATATGAATCAATATTAAAATCAAAAGTTATATCTTCAATTAATACATTTTCTACTGTTGTATCCCAAGTTCCTATAACTCCTAATCCTGTTAATCTACCA